TGGAATTCAGGGACCGACTGGTGTTGATGGAATTCAGGGACCGACTGGTGCTACTGGAGTTGATGGAGTAGATGGAATTCAGGGACCGACTGGTGCTACTGGTGTTGATGGAGTAGATGGAATTCAAGGACCGACTGGAGTTGATGGAATTCAGGGACCGACTGGTGCTACTGGTGTTGATGGAATTCAGGGACCGACTGGTGCTACTGGTGTTGATGGAATTCAGGGACCGACTGGCGCAACTGGCGCAACTGGCGCTGATGGTTCTGATGGTTCTGTTAATACGTCAGAAACATTAACTCTTAATAATAATGCTAATATAGAAAGCACCAGTTCTCAAAATACCAGTGATTTTAATATTACATTCACTCAAAATGATACTTATATACAACAAGTTGGTAATTTAATGATAGGAAATGATGGTGATTATAGTGCTAGTCATTTAGCAATGAATGGATATGGAAATATTGTCGCCATTGGTGCGAAAAACGCTGATCTTGATGGTTATACAAATAATGGTTATATACAATCATATAAATACGATCTTTCGAATAATGCCTGGGAAAAAAGAGGTCAAGTACTAAGTTATCCTGCAGGTTATGCTTATGCATCCATATCTGCATTGAGTTATACGGGCGATTTTATGGTACAAGGAATATATGGACTAAAAACAGCCAGAGTTTATAGATATAGTGATAGAAAACTTAAATGGGAACAAGTCGGTAGTGATATAGTGTCTACACTAACGTATATGGGAGATTTGGTAGATATTAATTATGATGGAACTGTTATTGCTATCGGTAGTTCTAATAAAGATATTGTTCAAGTACATCGATATGTAAATGGTGTTTGGACGCAGATAGGTTCTGATATAGATGGGTCAAACGAATTGCGTAGAATTTCATTGAATTATTATGGAACAAGACTTATATATTCTAGTATTGCGAGTGGAACCGGAAATAATAGTTTTCTCACTGGAAGAGCGAATGTATATGACATTGGTAATAGTAGTTTAACATTATTAGGAAGTCAAATAAATGGCGATGGACTAACTGTGTCATTTAGCGACGATTTTGGTTTTTATTGTACAATGAATAAAAATAGTGACTCCAATGTTGATGGTACAATTGTAGCAATCGGTGCACCAATCACATCTTCCGGTTATTATGGTTATATAAAGGTATTTGAATATGATAGTACTTCCACCGATTGGACACAGATGGGGTCAACAATTACAACAACCAATTCAGGTTCCGGTTTTGGAGAAAATCTAGTACTTAGCAGCGACGGTACCCGTTTAACCGCTATAGAAACCACTACTGGGGATTTGTATGTATATACGTATACAACAGATTGGAATTTATTAACTTCATTTGATGTTAGTACTACGTTAAGTATTCGTGGCGACAATCTCGGTTATGATACGATAACCGGTATGTCAAGTACAGGTACGCGAATATTAATTGGTGATTATAGATATAGTGTGTCTGGAATGACAAACCCAGGGGTTGCGATGGTAGTTGATATTGGTGGAACTTTATCATACGAAGTTGTGAACCAGACTATGTATAATAGTGTACGTATCGGATTAGAAGATAGATATCAGTTGGATTGGTGTTCATTAGATGTAAGTGGCAACATATATACTACTGGAAATCTATATGTAGACGAAGCAGATATATCATTAAATGGTAATTTATATACATCAGGTAATGTAAGTATTGGGGCGACAGATTCACTTGGTTATTCATTATATGTTGCTGGTAATTCTTATACTACAGGCACAGCGACTTCAAGTGATAACAGATTAAAGCATAATGAAACAAATATAGAAAATGCACTAGAAACCATTCGCAAATTACAACCGAAACATTATTATAAAACTACTGAATTGTATGACGAAAACCATCATTTTAGTTTCGACACTTCTGGAAATATGATCGACCTTTGTGGAAATATTATTCCGGTTCCTCCAGAAGAAGAAGGATTCATTGCGCAAGAAGTTGAAAATATACCCGAATTAAATTTCGCGGTGCGCAAAGGGACGGCAACCACCCCTTATGGCATCGATTATAATAGTATTTTTATACGTTCGATTAAAGCATTACAAGAATTAGACACAAAATTACAAGAAGAACAAGATACTATAGCTATTTTAAAGAAACAAATTACGGATTTAACCGCCCGCGTAAATGCCATTGAAAAATCATAAATAAACCCTTCATTTTTATCATTCATAAAAAAATGAATGATAAAATTGTATATATATTTAATTGCTATGAAATAATTTACACATATTTACAGCTTCGATATTAGATGTTTGTTTAGTAAACAATGATTTTATTGTATCATTATCACGAAACCGAATCGTATAATCCTGTTGAATATTATTACGACCGACTCTGCCCATTGATTGATATATTTTTTGTTGCGAAATAGTAGATAAATCTTTTCCAATAAACCCGTGACAGAACTGATAATTAGTCCCATAGATATAATCCGTAGATGCTATAATCATATATAATTTTTGTTCGTCAGCCAATCTCTTCATTATTTCCATATATTCATTGTTTTTATGTAATTTAAATGTACCAATTCCGAGTAAAAGTAGTAATTTATATCTGGTATCAACATTCAGTTGCATAATTGTCCTTACATTTCCTTCACCTACATCCGCAATGAAGGCGTTTTCAATAAATTCTTTATTTTGTCTCCATATTTGTTGATGTGGTTTGGTATTGGGTAAATACATTGGGTCTAGTGAAACAATTTTTAATTTTTTACGGAGTACAGCAATGTTTTTCGTCCAACCGTCTGATTCGTTTGACAATCTACCACTTTCGCGAATAGAAACAGATTTGTTGTCTCCGTCCAGTTTGGTTTCCTTATTTTCAATCAATGCGTCTAGTGATTCTATTTTTTTTGAAATTTCATTGTTTTCATTTATCTTTTCAGATATATTTGAAAATACATTTGCTGGGATTTTTGTTTGCTGTATATAGAATTGTCCTATTTTATCAATTTCATCAGTCAAATATATAATAGGCCCGTCAGTGAATGTATATGCATCACTGGTTGTTGCGAGTAATCCCCCTGTATTTTTAGTTTCATTCTTATGTATATTAAATACACTGCTGTCATTTTTCGGTTGATTGACGTCAACGCTTCTCAACGTATTACAGGTGGCTGCGAATCGATTTTGTCGCGTTTCTAACATATATGCGTGTATGTTCTTCCAATCATCTTCGTCTTCAACGCTCGCCAACAAATCTAAATAATAAGTTTTTAGTTTGTTCATAGTAATATCACTGATAATAGTAAAATATGAATCCAACTGAATATGTTCATCTAATTCGTATGTATCTTCCATATATTCAATAAATCGAATAATTTCGCGCAAGTCAAAATAACGTAGAAGTGTTTTGTTAGTTTGACAATGTTGAACGCATTTCAGCAAATCAGTATAGTTTTCATATAAATAATGAGGCAACTCACAAAACCCTTCTTTATTAATAATTGGAATCGTCTTTTTACAATCGTAGCTACTAATTGTATGTATTTCCACATCGTCAAATTTGCGTTGAAAATCTTGATGAACTGATTGAATGTCTTCTTGAACAGGCAAAGTCGCGCAAGATAATACAAGGGTTGATATCTTATTTTCCTTCCAATTATTATGTATAATAGAATGCAATTCGTGGTCTTGATAATCCAGTGTGATAGTTGGTTCATCCCAGTATGTAATCAGGTTTTTTTCATCGTTAAATGATAACATATAATGCATAGATGTCAAATAGGATTGCACATCACATATCATAATTTCAACATTAGTACCGTTAGAATTGTCAACCCGTCCAATGCCACCAGACTTTCTATTGATTGTATAATCTACTGCGGAATAGTAATGTAATCTAATATCAGATGCGGTTTCACAACCAAATGCAAACGCAACCTTCTTATTGACAGAAATTGCACTTTTGGCAAGAGCTAATCCAATATGTCTAGCTACACAAACAAAGATGATTTTTTTCTTCTCTGAAATACCAATGGGCGACAATGTTTTGCCAGTTCCAGTAGGAGCTGTGTATAAAATAAGTTTGGAGTTGTTATTATTATTAATAATGCGAAATAGTTGTTTTTGGTGAGAATACAATTCTTTGTCTTCGTATTTAATCAAATATTTATTTTGTTCAATGAAGTGATATGCATTCGTAATAATTTCACTTGTTTTTGTAAGTTGGTTTGTCCATTCAATTGCTTTGTCAATATATCGCAATACGATTGAATTAATATTCTGTATTGCGGTTTTTCTAATTTGAATAAGCGTATACAGATAATATGCATATTTTTGTTTCTTTGTGTATATATTTTTCAATAAATCGTGAAATAGGTCCAAGAGTAAATATTCAAATATTTTCCCTTTATTCACTTTGATTACTTCTTCTGCATTTTTTATACGAATTGAGTCGCTACTTTTTAGCTGTTTGATAACAGATCCTTCCATAAATTTGATTGGATTAATATTGACGATGCTGGTTCCTTGTCCATATTTGTTTATACTTTTATAAAGTATTGCCTCGAAATATGTTTTATAAATAAAATATTCTATTTCTGGTGATTTTTCGATTTTTGTATAACTCAAAAAGGTTTGGGTATCGTTTTTTTTGATATTTGGAGAATGATATCCTTCAATAATTAATTTCAAGATATCTTTTTCATTCGAATTTACAGGTTTCTCTATTGATTCCCATTCCGCTTTAGATAACTTATTTTGATGTAGGTCCATTATTTTATTTATATGTATTCTATAGATTAATACGAATATATCAATTTTTATACCCCCTCCGTCCATACGGTATAATGGACAATTAAAATATCCAATAAAAACAATATATAATTTTCGTATATGTATAAATTAGAATGTTCTCTTTTATCACTGGAAATAAAATATATAAAAAAATATCTTTCGATGACGTGCAATACATTTTACGTTATCCTGAACAATATATAATTATTAATACTTTACGAGAACAAGACCAGGCGTGTTTAATAAAAAATACGATTTCTTCTATGAATGAAGAAGAAATCATCAATGAATTAATACTCAACGCGGATTACAAAAGTAAACACATTGTCATTTATGGGACAAATCAAAACGATGAAAAAAGTTATGATAAATGCCAACAATTAATTAATTTCGGATTTTGTTATGTCTATTTATACCCAGGCGGTATATTTGAATGGCTGTTATTGCAGGATATTTACGGCAAAGCTGAATTTCCAACTACAAGCCAAACATTGGATATATTAAAATACAAACCTAGTCGTGCGATCAATCCTTTTTGACGAATTATACAGATCACATATTTCAACGGCCAATAAAGAATAATCTTTACAAAAATTGATAAATATATAAATATATATCTTTTTATAATATAAACATGCCCCAACCTATCATTATTTCAATTGAAGGCAATATTGGAGCCGGTAAAACAACCATAGTCGAAAAATTACAGAATAAATATCGTACCAATGAAAATATCGTATTTTTAAAGGAACCGGTTGGTATCTGGGAAACGATAACTGATAAAAATGGAATAACTATTTTAGAGAAATTTTATGAAAATCCAGATAAATATTCATTTGCATTCCAAGTAATGGCATTTGCCACCCGGTCGAGTACAATTAAAAATGCGATAAAGCAGAATCCGAATTGTGAAGTTATTATTTGCGAAAGATCACTAGAAGCAGATAATAATATTTTTGCAAAGATGTTGAAAGACGATAACAAGATCGGGGAGGTCGAGTATCAAATTTATGAATTGTTCTATAATAATTCAAAAGATGACATTAAGTTAAACGGCGTTGTATATATCGATTCCTCTCCAAATGTATGCTTAGAACGAATTAATAAAAGAAATAGAACTGGTGAGAATGATATTGAATATGAATATTTAAAAAAATGCAAAGACTATCACGACAATTGGTTAATTACCAATGATGAGAAAAACGATTTACCTGTGGTTAGAATAGACACGAATGAAGATGTATCATATGTAGAAAGCAACCCGAATGACAAGGGGATGCAATGGATTGAATCAATCGTGGCTTTCATTGCCCAACTTTCGAAAAAAAACAACATTTCATTGAAACATCCCATCGAGTGTGAAGACGCAACGAACCAGATGTTAGGTAAGGAATATCTAGAAAATAAACATTATTCATCCCCGCCTCCAATTGCTAGATTATCGTCTTCAAATTAGTTCTAGTTATAGATCAAATTTAACAACAATTTTAACAGACTCTTTTTTAATACATTTGCACGCCGACACGGAAAGTTCTTCGCGTTTTTTACGGGTTTTTGTGTGTTCATTACTGTGTACAATATCAGTACTGTTTCTATTTTTAGAGGAGCTATTGCGGTTATTCATATCATGCTCAATCGTTTGATAATTCGATTCGATATATTCTATTACTTTATTTTCAATTGCCCATTTGAAAAAATTCAATTGTCCAATGGTTGTCTCAACCTGTCTATTTTGAAAAGGCATACATATTCGTTCCCATCTACAAAATGGATCAAACCGTTTTTTCGAATATGCTTTCAGCTTCAGCTTATAATCATTGTATACTTTGAACCGGCGTACGATAATATCATCATTTTTTGAAGTAGGAAGACTGTAAATTGTATAATTTTTTTTTGCATAATTCGTGACAAACCAGTCTACAATGCGCAACGAAATTTTTGTTTCTCCATTAATAATTTTAACCATTTTTTCTAGATTACTTTCGCGTTGATAAAATTCATTCAAACTATTCATCAATAGATCATTTTGAGTTTGTAATGTTGATGAAAGAAACACGCTCATTAATATGATATATTGTAAAATATATTTTTATGTTTTTTACACGAAAATATATATAATTTTTCTTGAGATTGTTTTACACATTTGTTTCCTCCTATTTTCTATATCAAAACATTTAATGATAATTAAATGTTTTATAAATTTTATTTTTATGATATTGGTTTTTTATTTTTTATTTTTTAACAATAATTGTTAGGTTGCTTAATTACTGTAAGCAGGGCCAGCCATGCCACTCATTACGCGAAGCACATTGTAGTTGACAGCGTACACACGAACCTTGGCAGTGTTGGAACCAGACACAGTTCCGGAAGAAAGGACAAGCTGGAGAACAGCATTGTCAATTCTGGAGAAATTGCAACTGCCAGAGGGCTGGTGTTCCTCGGGGCGAAGAGCGAAGGAGTAGACGTTGATACCGGCATCGGGGGAACGGGTATGGTGCTGGAAGGGCTGGACGGTATCGAAGTAAGATCCCTCACGCTCGGAGAAGCGGTCCTGACCATTAAGCTGAAGCTTGGCGGTGACCACGGGATTCTCACCCCAGCAGTGCATATCAAGAGCAGTCTCAGCAAGAACGAAAGTTCCGGCATCAGACACAGTGGAACCGGCGGCATCACCGGCAGCATCGCTGACTTCGAAGACACCATCACTGGTGATGAAGGAGGTAGCACCAGAGGTAGCGGCATCATTACCGAAAGCGTGGATGGCATTGGGAAGAGCATCGATAGCATCAGTGTAGTTGAAAGGCTGGGCACCAAGAGTCTTGAAAAGAGTCTCGCCACCCTCAAGGGAAGCACAGTAGTCAACATTAGCATCGGGCTGCACAACCCAGACAAGCTCCTTACAGGGATGATTGAAATTGAGCTTGATCTTATTGGAAGAAGAACCGACAGATTCATCACCAGTGAACTGCACCTGCTCGATGAGGTACTCGTGGGGGTTCTGGGCCATCTTGCGACGCTCATCAGTATCAAGGAAGATGTAGTCAACGTACAAGGAAGCGGCAACAAGGGATTGCTGGTAAGCGGAGCTGACAGACTGGGTACCGGTACCAGCAAGATCCTTGACAGCCCAGAGGCACTCACCAATGGGGCGGAAGTCAATGTTAATCTTGACCTCGTGGTATTGGAGGGCAATAAGGGGAAGAGCAAGTCCGGGATTGCGGCAAAACCAGAACTGAAGAGGCACGTAAAGGGTAGTCTCAGGAAGAGCATTACGGGGAGCGCACACCTGGGAAGGTCCACCGGCAGCAGCACAAGGGCCAGACACGTTGGCAAACCCAGGATCAGTAATATAGGTAAGCTGGGTAGTGTTTCCGATCATCTTGTAGTAGCCAGCCTGCTGCTCCTTAGAGAGGGTAAGCTGATTCCAGATATGCATCCAATCACCGTATTGACGGTCAATGCGCTGACCACCAATCTCAACCTCAACCTGGGCAATGAGCTGCTCACCGACGAAGTCCAACCAACGGGCATAGACGGCACCAGAAGCATTCATATCTTGATCAATCTGAGGAACAGTTACCTGAAGGTAAGTGCGGTAGGCAAGATCACCGTTTCTGCTGATTGTGCAGGTAACACGACGGCCAAAATCGGCTTGTCCAGAGAAGGTCTGCTCGATGGACTCCATTGCGAAGTTAGTGTGGCGTCTATAAGACACCTTCCAAAAGGTAATTTCAGGGGTTCCAGTAAGGAACACGTCTTGGGCGCCATAAGCGACAAGTTGCATAAGTCCTCCAGCCATTTTACTGTAGTTATATTATAGCAAAAGAAAAAAATTTGAAAAATATAATTAATTAATTAATTATATTTTTACGTTTTTCCTAAATATTAATTACTGATTACAATGCAGAAATGTATTTATTTATACAATTATATAAAATATATTTGAATCCACTATGTATATAGTCATAAAAATATTCATACTCATATATTATTTTTTTTATGCTTACAATATGTAATCAGATTTATCATTGCACATTTATGTCAACAACAATGATTACTCTTGTAAATATGGTGTACACCACATATTTGTTTTGAATCCTCTCCGTGATATATGTGAAATCACATTTATTTTAACACCTTTCTACTTTTTGGGTTGCTCTTATTTTTATATTTTTTGGTTAATCTTACACTTTTGGTTGGTCTTACTTTTCTACTTTTTTTATTGTCCTTTGTATGCCTTTTATTTTTGGATTTTTCACCAAATGTACAACCACTGTCGCCATAAGAACAATTTGGATCAGCGAAAACATAATGCACCTTTCTTGTCGACTCTTTTTTAATCGATTCGTTTGTCAACTCTTTTTTAATCGATTCGTTTGTCAACTCTTTTTTAATCGATTCGTTTGTGCTCTCTAATATTTCATGAAGAGTTATACCGTTATATGTGTTCGGAGTAATACCTACCTTGAATATTCCTTTCTGATTTATATACATATATATTACAAATGGCTTATTGCTATAATCGATCGCGTTAATCTTCATAAGATTCGCAATTGGTTGGATTGCACTCCATAATACATCAGTTTTGGGGATTGGACCATAAACTTTTGTGCATATGTCTTTATTATTAAAATTGGTCATTTCATATGTATCTGATACTACATCCACGTAGCCCTCGTGGGTTTGTTTACTTGGTAGTCTGTGCCAATATTTATTCATTTCAGGAAGATATGTTGGTGTACCTAAATCCTCAGCATTAACTGTATAATTTTGGAAATTATTAAAGTAATCTAGTAGCTGATTATCAAAATTCGGATCAGTCGTATGCTTTCTGAATTTAACTCTAGTTGCTATTGTAGATAATAACTTAATATAACTATCAGGTCTCATTAATGTACACGTACCAGATGTTGAAGTTATTAATTTGACGTCCATTCCATCGATCAGTCGGGCATCGGCACTTGTTGCAGGCTGAACGCCACCGTGAGCAAATGGCATAACCACTACTTTTATAGGTCCCATATTTAAATCACTCATACCTCTTGTTATTTCGGTTATACCATCATCGTTTCCTTTCGTAGAATCTAATTTTAAATCGGACAAAGCGTATATTAATTCATCCAATAAATTCTCATCAAGTTTTGACCGTTTATTATCTCTAGATCTTTTTGTCATATCACCAATATATTATACTATCACATTTTTATTATACACCTTTGGATATTTAAGTACGCACAAAAATACAAATTAAATTATTCAAAGGGTATGTCCTTTCATATATTGTGTATAGCAAATTATTTCCAGCTAATCTTTTTTTTAGATTTGTTTTTTTCTAGATTTGTTTTTTTTATATTTGTTTTTCATTGTTTGTTTTTTTTTAGATATTCGGGTTGTAGGTTTTTTGTCGAGATTAGCGTTGTGTGTAGACGTTATTAACTTATTTGATAATTCGCGAATTTCTTTACTTGGAGTAGGTTTCTTCTTATCAATTACTTGATAATTATTTGCGAACATGTGATATGAATCTCTTAATTTTTGATAATTTTTGTTTCTTTTATAACCACCTTCCGGGTTCGATTCACCAACAAATTTATATAATAAAATTATTACTTTATCAATAAACTCAGGATTGCCTTTATACATCTTTTGTGTTCGAATTATTTTAAACATATCATAAAGTGCAAACGAAAGACAATACCCATCTATGGAATCCGATATTGTATTTAAAAACTGATCATACTCTCCTTCGTTATTACTACCTAGCAATGTATTACATTTTTCTGTTTTATATATGTCCTCGTTTGCGCAACTGATTTCAGGTGGAAAATAATCCCAGGTAATTGCCAACCCATTTTCACTCTTTATTGATTGTTCAATAAATTTTTCTTTGGTTGTCATTAGTCCAAAATCAATAAACTTTGCATCGCCAGTTGTAATATTATATACAATATTTGCCAGTTTTATATCGTGGTGTATTATTTTGTTTTTGATAAAGAACAATAATCCATTCAATAAATTTATTATAGATGTGAAAAATATATTTTGTTGTGCGAGATCTAATTTGTTAAATATATTATTAACAAATTGATGTAAATCTACTCCACCATCGTCTAACAATAATAACGATAGCTCGTGATATTTCTTATGGTCTAATGCGGTTTTTACCACATCTACATTGCACTTACGTGCAATTTCGAGAAAATTATAAGGTAAGTCTTTGGTATCTAATTTTGGTTTACATAACTCTGGATATGACATTGTATAATCATTTATACCTGCAATATCATTCAATATCTTCATTTCAGATTGTTCGGCTAAAGCATCTTTTCCGTGCATCAATTTAGAAACCTTATTCTTATAATCGTGGCTTGTATTACATTTTAAACTAGGTTTTACTACACATCCGTATGTTCCTTCCCCTATAATCTTTACATTTGAGGCCTTTTTAGTTTTCTTTCCATTCATCATATATTTATGTA